AGTGCTGATTTACACACAAGGAGATTTTGAAGGGCCTGACATGGGCAGACTAGAGAAGCTGAAAGCCCTCGAGGCTGAACTCCGCGACATGCTCGACGAGGCGGACCAGCGCACGGTCGCTCCGCTCGCCAAGCAATACCGCGAGACGCTTCGAGAGATCGAGGAGCTGGAGCAGGACAATGACGACCTCGACGAGATCGCTCGCATCCTCGCGAACAGGCAATCAAACGCCGACGCGCCTGATCGTTCCTGACTTTGTGACTAGCGACTGGGAGGACTGCCATGCCATCAACGCGGCGGGCGGCCTCAACCTGCTCGAATGGCAGGACCTCATCCTCAAAGGCTGGCTCGGACGCAACGCGCTCGGAAGATGGTCTGCGCAGACGTGTGCCGGCTCAGAGCCGCGCCAGAACGGCAAGACGCTCGGGCTGGTCGTGCCACGATGCAACTTCGGAATGATCGCCCTGGGCGAGGAGATCATCTACACGTCTCACCTGCAAAAGACATCGACCGAGACCTTCGAGAGCATCGCGTCCTTCTTCGACCGCAAGGCGCTGAGGAAGTACGTCAAGGACATCAAGACGGCGCTGGGGCGCGAACAGGTAATCCTGAACAACGGAGGGCGCATCAAGTTCCTCGCGAGGACGAGGAACGGCGGACGCGGCCAGCATGGCGACCTGCTCATCTTCGACGAGGCGCTGGAGCTGGATGCTGACAGCCAGGCATCCTTCCTCCCCGCCATCTCGGCATCGATGAACCCGCAGACGATATACATATCAACGCCGCCTACCTCGAAGAGCGACGGCAGCGTGTTCAGGGGCTTGCGAGAGAACGCCCTATCGGGAGAAGCCAATCGGCTGGCATGGTTCGAGTGGTCGGTCGATGAGATAGGCGACGTCAAGGACAAGTCGCGCTGGTACGCAACCAACCCGTCTCTGGGCACCCTGATACAGGAGTCCACCGTGGAGGGCGAGTGCGAGCAGATGGACGCTGACACCTTCGCCCGCGAGCGGCTCGGATGGTGGCCTATCAGGAAAGCCGCCGATCACGTAATCGACGCGGCCGAGTGGGCTGCATGCAAGGTCGACAGCCCCAAGCGCGAGGGCATCGTGACCTACGCGGTCAAGTTCTCGCCAGACGGCTCCACTGGGGCGATGGCGGCATGCCACAAGGGCGCTGTGCCGTTCGTGTACGTCGTGGATGCACGCTCCATGTCCGGCGGGCTCGGATGGTTCGCCGAGACGCTCAAGGCGAACCACGCGAAGGCCGCGCAGATAGTCATCGACGGCCAGAGCAACGCGCAGGCGCTCACCGAGCGGCTGTTGGATGCGGGCGTGCCGTCGAAGGCGATCATCCGCCCGCGCACGGCAGACGTGATAGCGGCCAACTCGATGCTCGTCTCGGCGGTGCATGAGAAGGCCATCGCCCATTACGGGCAGCCAGCGCTCGACATGAGCGCGACCATGACGACCAAGAGGCGCATCGGCAACGACGGCGGCTGGGGCTTCTCCAGCACTGACGATGCGGATGCGGCATTGATAGAGGCGTGCGCCCTCGCATACTGGAGCGCCATGAAAACGAAACGGAACCCAAGCAGGAAGGCGGTAGTGTTCTGATGCAGACCACGCAGGACTACCCGGACGGCCAGGGCGGCGCCGTCATCAACGACAACCCGCAGAGGGGCGTATGGGAGCGCGTCATAAGCCTGCCCGCCCCGCTGCCGAACCTTCCATCGATCGATTCGGGCCTGCCCGAGAAGTACGCGGACATGCTGACCGACCTCATCGGGCTGTGGGCATCGAAGCTATACCGCAACAGGCTCAAGATGAGGTACTACAACGGCAAGAACGTTCTCAAGGACTTCGGCATCTCCATCCCGCCATCGCTGCTCGATGTCGAGACGGTGGTGGGCTGGCCGCAGAAGGCCGTCGACGCGATGGCCGTCCGCTCGAGGTTCGACGGCTTCACCGCCACCGACCCCGAGGTGCAGGCGATGCTCGACGGCATCAGCCGAGGCTCGCGCCTCAACGTGAAATACCGCCAAGCCGTCCAGTCGGCGCTCATACATTCGTGCTGCTTCGCGACGGTCATGGCGGGCGAAGGCGGGGCGGTCATCGACCTGCACAGCGCAGAGACCGCGGCCGCTCGATGGGATGCCGCGAAGGGCAGGATCGCCTACGGCATGACAATCGAGGAGTTCGAGGACGGCATCCCCTCGGAGATCGTCCTCCATGCCGATGACGCGGTCGTGTTCCTGCATCTCGCCGATGGGAGCATCTACACATGGGAGGTCGAGCCCATCAAGATGGGGCGGCCGACCATGGAGGCGCTATGCTATCGGCCGACGTACAACAAGCCGTTCGGCCAGTCGCGCATCACCCGTGCGGTCATGTCCATAACCGACAGCGCGGTCCGCGAGGCGCTCCGCACCGAGATCTCTGCGGAGTTCTTCACGAGCCCGCAGAAGTACCTGCTCGGCGCGGACCCCGAGGCGTTCGAGAACACCACCAAATGGGAAGCATACATCGGCAATATCTTCGCCGTCGGCAGGGACGAGAACGGCGACGTGCCGCAGTACGGCCAGCTCTCGCAAGGCTCGATGCAACCGCACACGGAGTACATGCGATCTCTCGCCGCTCGTTTCAGCGGAGAGACGAACGTGCCGATCTCCCAGCTCGGCGTCATCCACGACCAGCCGGCGAGCGCGGAGGCCATCTACGCGGCCAACGAGCCGCTCATCATCGAGTGCGAGGACTTCAACGACGGAGCGCGTGAGGTGCTGCGGACGGTCGCCCAGATGGCGATGGCGACGGAGCTTGACGTTCCGATCGCCGAACTCGATGAACGGTTCATCGACTTCACGCCCGACTTCCGCAATCCGGCCATGCCGAGCATCGTCAGCCAGACGGATGCCATGGTCAAGATCGCGGCCGTCGTCCCCGGCTTCGCTGGCACGGACGTGTTCTTCGAGCAGATCGGCTTCCCAGAGGACATGCGAAGGAAAGCCGAGAGCGAGATAAACCGCAATCAGGGCGGCTTCCTGCTCTCCCAGATGCTTAGCGGCGGCGAATAATGGCTTCGCCGACGTATGACGACATCGTGGCATACTCGCGGCAGGTGCAGGGCATCAGCCAGAAGGCGAGGGACGCCTTCCTCGCGGCTGCGCAGAACGTGGACTACGGCGACTGGGCCGCTGCAGCAGACCAGCTGCGCGGCATCATGGCCGCAATCGTGGATACCTACGGGCTGGCGGCTGGCGAGCTCGGGGCGCAATGGTACGAATACTGCCATTCGCTCAAATACGGCCAAGGCTACGAGGCGATGGTCTCGAAGCCATCGAGCCGTTCGGTGAGGTCTAGCGCGGATGCCGTCATAGATAAGCTGTTCAACGGCGAGATAGGCACAGATGCGATGGTCGCGTCATTGGCTGGCACGGTCTTGTACCAAGTGCAGAAGCAATCGCGCGACGCGGTTCTCGACAACCTCGATACCGAGTACAGGGCGGCGATAGCATCCAAGGACTACGGGAAGGCGAGGGGCATTGGCTACTGCCGCGTCCCGCATGGGAATGCGTGCGCGTTCTGCATCATGCTCGCCTCCCGCGGCTTCGTCTACGCATCGGAGCGAACGGCCACCACATCAAAGAGAACTGGCGGCAAGTACCACGAGCATTGCACATGCACGGCCGTCCCGTTCTCCGAGGCCTCATCGATAAGCGGCTACGGCAGGATGCTGTCAGGGTATGAGGACAAGTACCTCAGCGCACGCTCACTATGGAAGAGCGACGAAAGGCCCGACGAGCTGAACGAGCGCATCGAAATGGCGAAGGCCGAGCATGCCGAGAAGATACGGCAGGGCCTCGCCTGGGACAGATGGGGCGACGATAACGAGATAGCGATCACGATGCGTTACATGGACCCATCGCTTCATTAGGAATCAAGCCGCTCTCGCGGCTTTTTTCATGGGCAGAACGCCCGAACGCCCTGAGACACAGTTCCGCATGGAACGGCACCTCAGAGCGCGCCACACGGCCCCGCATGGGGCCTTTTTCATTGCCCGCATGGGCAGAGAGGAGCCATCCATGGCAGAAGAGACCATCCAGCAGGAGCAGCAAGCGGAGCCGCAGGGCGAAGCCAAGGAGACCGACTGGAAGGCGGAGGCACGCAAATGGGAGGCGAGGGCGAAGAAGAGCGCCCAAGCCGAGCAGGAGCTTGCCGAGCTCAAGAAGTCGCAGATGACCGAGCAGGAGCGCGAGAAGGCGCGGGCCGACAAGGCGGAGCAGGAGCTCGCCGAGCTCAAGGCCAAGGCGCAGCACGATTCCGACGCCGGCGAGATCGCCAAGCGAGACGGCATCCCCGCATCCCTCCTCGCATTCTGCGCCGACCGCGAGGCCATGGAGGCTTTCGCGACAGCTTACAAGGCCGAGCAGCCCGTCGTGCATGCGGCTGCATCGGCGAACGCACAGAGAATCGTCAAGAGAGACGGCGAGAAGTCCGACACGCGGACGCAGTTCGCCGAGTTCATCAAGGCGAAGCTCGAGAACTAGAAGGAGTTAGAAATGGCACTTGCCACCAATCCCGTCGATATCAACCGTTCCACCACCGGACTCGTCCTTCCCGCTGATGTCAGCGCCGAGATCTTCGCAGGCGTGCAGCACGAGTCCGCCGTCATGCGCCTCGCCCGCCAGATCAGCGTGCCCGGCCGCGGCCTCTCCATCCCCGTCGTGACCGGCGAGCCCATCGCCCAGATCGTCGCCGAGACCGCCGAGAAGCCCGTGAGCAACTCCACGTTCACGACCAAGATGATGACCCCGAAGAAGTTCGCCGTCATCGAGCTGTTCTCCAACGAGTTCAAGCGCGACTACTCGGCACTGTACGACGGCCTCATCGAGCGCCTGCCGTACAGCATCGCCAAGGCGTTCGACAATCAGGTATTCAACGTGGCCGCTATCTCCGGCTTCGATAGCCTGTCCGCCGTCCAGGCGGTCACCCGCGCATCCGGCGACACGATCGATGAGGTCGTGAGGAGCGGCATGCAGCTCATCGCCGCCGACGGCTTCCGCGCCACCGGCTTCGCCGTCTCCCCGGCATACGAGGCCGAGCTCATCACCGCCACCGACGGCATCAACCGCCCGCTGTTCGTGCAGGACATCCGCGAGGACGGCTACGTCGGCCGCGTCTACGGCGCGAACGTCGCAGAGACCAGCGCCCTCCAGACCATGGTCGGCGGCGACTGGTCCAAGGCCGTGTACGGCATCGTCGACGGCATCAACGTCGAGATCAGCGACCAGGCGACCGTCAATGACGGCACCCAGCAGATCAACCTCTGGCAGCGCAACATGTTCGCGGTGCGCATCGAGGCCGAGATCGGCTTCGTCGTCGCGGACACCGACGCTTTCTTCAAGGTCACCGCGGCTTAAGGAGCTTAAATGGCATACGCGACCGTATCAGACGTCGAGGCACGCTGGCGCGATCTCGACCAGAACGAAGAGGCGCGTGCCGCCGTCCTCCTGGATGATGCGGCCGCTATGCTCGACCGCCTCGTGACAGTCGATGACGCAGACGAGGGTCAGGCCGCGCTCCTCAAGATGGTGAGCTGCGACATGGTCATCCGCGCCATGGGCGCGAATCAGGCGGGCCTATCGCAATCGTCCATGACCGCCGGACCTTATACCCAGTCGTGGACGTATTCAAACCCGTCGGGCGATATGTACCTCACCAAGCAGGAGAAGAAGCTGCTCGGCATCTCGTCTGGCTACATCGGCTCCATCCGCGCGGAGGTGCGGCGATGATCCGCGGCGTGACAGTCACGGTCAAGGCTCCCGTCTACGGCGAGCCCGACCGCTTCGGCGACCGAACAAAGACCTACGCGGAGAGCCAGGTGGGCAACGTGCTCGTCTCGCCTGGCTCCACGTCGCTCTTGGACGCATCGCGCCCCGAGGGCGCGAGGGTCGCGTACACGCTCCATTTCCCCAAGACCTACACGGGAAGCCTGGAAGGGTGCATCGTCGCCCTTCCAGCCCCGTGGGAGGGGGAGTACCGCGTGATAGGCGACCCGAGGCCGTACATCGACGCGAACACGCCGACGGAATGGCACACGCCCGCAGAGGTGGAGGCCGCGCATGGCTGACGTGACCATCGTCATGCGCCCCGGCTGGCAGAGGGACGCGACGCAGCTGCCCAAGGTGCTCGCCGAGCTGGATAAGCTCGCGCAATCGAGGGCGGAGGCGGCCAACTCCATGTCCGCTGCGTTCAAGACCAAGGAAGTGACCATCAAGGGCGTGCGAAAGGGCGGCAAATCGCCCAACTACATCGCCAAGAAGGCCGAGGCGAGGGGGCAGAGCTCCGTCGCCTTGGTGGTCACGGGCAACTACGCGGCCATGAAGGACAACTACGAGCACAACACGCTGTTGAAAGTACGTTAGGAGGCGGGCATGTTCTCGATAACCGAGGCCATCATCGCATGGCTTGGGCGGCTCGGATACGCCGCCTCATCCTACCCCCCGGACGACGGGGAGGAGTTCGTGACCGTGGAAAGGACGGGCGGGGAGGTCGCTGACCTCATCGACCACGCCACGGTCGCCATCCAGACGTGGGCGCAGACGGCACCGAGGGCGGAGGAGATGGCGAACGCCATCCGCTACGCGGCCCTCACATCGCGCCCAGATGGGGTCGCGCGTTTCGACGCGACGAACCTCTACCAATTCTACGACGAAAGCACACGGCTGCCGCGCTACCAGCTCGTCCTGGACTGCACGGCCCAACTGACTGATTAGGAGGCATAAATGGCCACCATGAACGCGGCAGAAGTCGGAATCGGCGCTGGCCTTGTCACGGGCGCGATCTTCATCGCTCCCGAGGGCACGGCCCTGCCGACCGACGCCGACACCGCCCTTGCGGCGGCATACACCCTTCTCGGCTTCACGTCCGATGCAGGCGTGACCATCTCCGAGAACGAATCGCACGACGACCTCTACGCATGGGAAGGCCGCTCGCGCGTCTACACGGTCAAGACCGAGTACTACGAGAGCGTTGCCTTCACGCCCATCCAGACGAACGCCGACGTGGCGAAGCTCACGTGGGGCGATGCGAACGTCACCGTGACGAACGGGAAGATCTACGCGAAGCACACGGGCGACAACCTCGACCCCGTGGTCATCGTCATCGAGACCTCGCCGCGCGACAACATCGTCAAGCGCTATTGCGGCACGTTCCAGCTCGTCAGCCGCGGCGACGCGACGCTCGACGGCACGACCTTCGATGCGCGTGAGCTGACCTTCAACTCCGTGCCGGACGAGAACGGCGTCCACATGCACGAGTTCACGACGGTGACGGCTTAATGCGCAAGGTCACCGTGGACGGCTTGGCCGTCGAGATCGACGATGCGAAAGCATCGGACTGGCACACGCTCTCCATCCTCCGCAGGCTGGACGGCGCGAACATGTACACGCAGCTCTCCGTCATGGTCGAGCTGGTCGAGTACGTGACCGACCAGACCGAGAACTCCATCGTCGGCCACCTGGGCGGTGACACCGCGCAGGCTTCCGATGTCGTCTCGCTCCTCGGCAAGATCGTGGAGGCGGCGACTCCAAAAAACTGACGGTGCTCGCCGGGGCGCTCCTCTACGAGGACGCGCTCCGCGCGGACCTTCAGCGCTACTACGGCATCGACCTCGATGACGCGATGGGAGGGGCGCACTCGGCCGCGCACGTAGCCGCCTGCGTGCGCTACCTCCCGTCGGACTGCGCACTCCGCACGTCGAACGACGAGGACGCGCAATGGACGCTGGAGGCCGTCCTCATGGCGGGCATCCTCAACTCCCTCAACTCGCTCATATACGGGCTCGGAAGCAAGAAGGGGCGCGGGAAGCGCCCGAAGCTCGTCGGGCCGTCATCCATGCGCGGCAAGCAGGACAAGCTGCCCGCACGCGCCATGACGAGCGAGCAGCTATTGGAAATCCTCAACAGACCGAGGGGCTGATATGGCAGGAAACCTCGAAATCGGAACCGCATACCTCAAGGTCAAGGCACAGGCGGACGAGAACGCGAAAAGCGAGCTCCAGAAGTCGTTCGGCTCGGTTGGCACGGCCGCCGGCGATGACTTCAGCGCCAAGTTCTCGAAAGCACTAGGAAAGATCACGAAGTTCGCGGCGCAGTTAGAGCTCGGCAAGAAGCTCGTCGAGACGATCGCCGCGAGCGTCGGCGGATATGCCGACTACGAGCAACTGGTCGGCGGTGTGGAGACGCTATTCAAGGACAGCTCTGAAACCGTCCAGAAGTACGCTGCGAACGCATACAAGACGGCGGGGCTGTCGGCGAACGCCTACATGGAGACCGTGACGAGCTTCTCGGCATCGCTGCTCCAGTCATTGGGCGGCGACACGGAGAAGGCCGCCAAGTACGCGGACATGGCCATCACCGACATGTCGGACAACGCCAACAAGATGGGCACCGACATGACGATGATCCAGAACGCCTACCAAGGCTTCGCCAAGCAGAACTACACGATGCTCGACAACCTCAAGCTCGGCTACGGAGGCACCAAGACCGAGATGGAGCGGCTCCTCGCAGACGCCGAGAAGCTGACGGGCATCAAATACGACATCAGCAACCTATCCGACGTGTACGAGGCCATCCACGTCATACAGACGGAGATGGGCATCACGGGCACGACCGCGCAGGAGGCGGCGACCACGCTCTCGGGCGCATGGAACACCGCGAAGGCGGCGTTTGACAACTGGCTCGTGTCACTCGCCGACCCCAACGGCGACGTGGAGGGCGCCACGCAGCAGATGATGGACAGCATCACGCACGTGGTCGAGATGGCGGCTCCCGTCATCGGCAACGCGCTCGGCAACCTTCTGGGGCAGCTCCCGGGCATCATCATCGAGAACATCCCCGGCATCATCGAGGCCATCGTGATGCTCGTCTTGAAAATGGGCGAGAGCTTCCAGAACGGCCTCGACAGCCTCTTCACCGACTTCGGCAACTGGGTCGCGAAGCTCGTCAACGGCACCGACGAGGCGGGCGACCAGATGGCGGCGAAAACGGGCGAGGGCGTCGACCAGGCGGTCGCGGAGGTGCAGCGCCTACCCGTCGAGACGGACGCGGCGCTTGCTGGCCTCGACTACTCGGACAGCGGCTACTCCATCGGCGAGAGCCTCGCACGCGGCATGCGCATGAGCGAGGGGCTCGTCAGCGCCGCGTCGAATGCTCTGGCGGCGGCGGCGCACGTCGCGCTCCCGAACTCGCCAGCGAAGGAGGGCCCGTTCTCTGGCAAGGGATGGACGCTCTACGGCGGCAAGTCGGTCGCCGAGGCGTTCGCCGAGGGCTTCCTCTCCGAGGTCGGCAACGTCCAGCGGCAGATAACGCAGGGCATGGGAGCTATCCACAACGCGCTCGACCTCGGGGCGACAACGAATAACTACAACGTCTCGATGAGCGTGCGGGCTGACAGCACCACGACTCTCGACAATCTCATCAATCAGGCGCGTCGAGCCAAGGCCATGGCGGGAGGCTACTGATGGCGACATACTACGATAAATTCAGCGGAGTGAACTGCGGCGCCGCCCTATGGGTCGGCGACCGCACGATCGCTCAGAACGGCGTGACGGTGCCATGGGAGGGCGGCTGGCACTCATACGCGGGCTCATGGTACGTCAATGGCATCTACAACTCCATCGGGCGCGACGCGGGCGCTGGCGAGCTCAGGCGCGACTACACGGAGAGCGGCAGCGTCAGCGGCAGCTCCGACGTATGGTGGACGTCCTACACCGAAA